TCGCTGAAGGAACTGTCGAATGCCGCCAAGAATATGGGGCTTGACAGGGCAACAAAACAATTAGCGAACATCGCCAAAGTGGCGGGGCTTACGCAAAACCTTGGGAAAGCGAACGCGCAGATCGAGGAGATGGCGGCAAACTACGAAAAGGCGGGGAACGCCCTTGTTGCCGGAATGCTTCGCCAAAACTCCAATCTGCTTGAGACGGAAATGCGCCTCAAGAAAGAGGAAGATGCGTCAAAGGCAGCCGCCGAAGCCGAGAAAAAGCACAACCAGGAAGCGGCGGCAAGCAAGAGAGCGGCAGAGAACAACAAGCGGTTTGCCGCGTTACAGACCTACCGCGCACAGAGTTTGCTCCTTAGAAAACAGGCGAACGAAAGTGCTGCGGCAAACAAGACTGCGACACTTGCCGAAAAGACCAGGCACAACAAGGAAAGCGAACTGATTTCCCGCGTAAAAGCCGAGTACGCGAACAAAGCCAAAATGATGGAACTCCAACAGCGCGAGGTTTCCAACGCTGAGAGAACCCGTCACAATAAGGCGATGGAAGAACTCCGCAGCGAAGCAAACGCGGAGAAGAAAGCGGCTGACGAAGCAAGGAATAGGAACGCCACGATCCGCGAAACGGGCAAGGCGATTTCGAGCGTCCTTGGTTCCCTTAACAAAGGCAAGGGAATCCTTAAAAACTTTTCCAATGTTTTCGGTAAACTCGCACGGAAAGCAAAGGAAGCATTCGGCAACATCGGTTCCTCGCTGAAGAATATGCTCACGCTTGGCGGTGGAAAAGCACTTGGCAAGTTGAGGAATTTCATCAAAGCCATTGGCAGAATCGCCCTATACCGAGCCATCCGCTCGATGATTAAGGCGATAACGCAAGGCTTCAGCGAGGGCATAAAAAACCTTTATGCATATAGTGAACTGATCGGCACGAAATTCAAGCCGTCTATGGACAAGATGGCAACGGCTGCCCTCTATGTAAAGAACGCCTTTGCGGCGATGGCGGCTCCGCTAATCAATACCGTTGCCCCTATTATCGATATGATTGGGGACAAGGTTGCGGCTCTTGCCAACAAGATGGCAGAATTCCTTTCCGCGCTGACCGGGCAAAACGTATACACTCGCGCAATCAAGTACGCGCAAGCCTACAACGATGAATTGGATGAAACATCCAAGAAACTTGATCGTTGGCTTGGCAGTTTCGATGAAATTAACCGCATGAATGACAAGGGCGGTTCCGGCAACGGCAACAACGTGGATTATTCACGGATGTTTGAAGAAGCCGTTGTCAGCACCGAAATGTCAGAACTTGCCCGGAAAATCATCGAGGCATTCCAAAGCGCAGACCTTTCCCCGATTGGCAGAGCATTGGGCGAGAAACTGAAGAACTCGCTTGAATCAATCGATTGGGCAGCCATCAAGGCAAAAGCCGAACGGATCGCTCTGCAAATCACATCGTTCATCAACGGCGGTCTTTCCACGGAAGGTGTCGGCAAGTCTATTGGCACAACGATTGCCGAGGCACTCAACACGGCGGTCACTTTTGCCGCGACATTCGCCGCAAGGCTGAATTGGAGCGAACTTGGCAAGGCGATTGGGGAGTCAATTCGTTCCTTCATTCAAAAGTTCGACTTTGCCAAGGCGGGAAGAGGCTTCGGTGACTTTGCCATCGGCATACTTAACGCTCTCAAGTCGGCAATTGATGAACTCAACAAAAAAGACAACATCACGGGCTTAAGCGGATGGGATGAACTTGGCGAGAAAATCGCTGACGCACTCGCGGGAATCCGTTTCGGCGAGATCCTTTCCGGCACGGTTTCAATTGGCATCAACATCGTCAAGGGAATCCTTTCGTCCATCAGCGCGTTCCTTGAGGAAAGCGAGAAGAACGGCTTTTGGGATGAACTTGGCAGCGGAATTGGCGATGCCCTTGCGTCAATTGATTGGGTCAACGTGATCGGCAAGATTGGAAAGATTGGCGTTGGCATTCTCAAAGGCGTTTTCCAATCAATCAAGACCGCCGTTTCCAAGGGATTCGGCATTGACGATGAGTCCGCAAGTTTCATCGTAGATGCGTTGGCGGTCGGTCTGCTTACCGCAAAGGTCGCAAAACTTTTCGGCAAGACTAAAGCCCTCACAGGCGGTTTCCAGGACAAAAACAAACAGTTGTCTCAGCAGACGGAACTGACCGAGGCTGAAACGGCTGCCGCAACCGACTTGAGCGGTGTCTTCGGCAAACAGTCAAGCGCGGTTCTTCCCGGTCTTATCGGCTCGTTGGTTATGACTGTTGGCGCGATTGGGAGCCTTACGGGCAAGAGCGAAACTGCCGCAAACGGAATCTCTGCCTGGTTCTCGTCCGCGATGGACAAGATCAAAGCGAAGTCGGACGAAACAGTCCACGCGCTTAATCCGTTGAATACCGAGATAAAGTCGAACATCCCCCAGGCGTTTGAGCAGATGGGCGGCGCACTCAACAAGCACATTTCTTCCGCTGAGAGTACGCTTGGCAGATTCCGCAACAGTATCGATTCCATCCCCAATAGCATGAGGTCGATGGTTGATAATACCAAGGAAAACCTTGAAATCACCGCCCGGAACGAAGAGTCCTACATGAAAGTTGAGGGCAAGAACTGGCAAGCGTTTCAGCAGCACCGCGCAGATTCCGCAGCCACCTCTGCAAGGTCTGTGCAGAAAATCAATGCCGCGCTCAAGAACAATTGGGCAATTCCCGCTGCCGCCGTAATCGCGGGCGTTGCGATTGGTGCGCTCATGCATCTTGGCGGCGGTACGGTGAATGGCGCAAAGCGCGGCATTGGCTCTGCCCAATTTAACAACTATGCAAACGGCGGTTTTCCTTCAGCCGGATCGCTCTTCGTTGCGGGGGAAGGAAACAAGAACCCCGAATTTGTCGGCAACCTTGGCGGGCAGACAGGCGTGTGGAATAGCGACCAACTTGTGCAGGCGATGTACGCCGCTATGAACCAGGCTCTTGCCAACAACGCGCAGAACGGAAACATCTACCTTGACGGCGAGGTCATTTATCGCAATGTTGTCAACCGCAACAATAACCAGGTTCGTGCCACAGGCAGAACCGCACTACTTACTTAAAAGGGAGAGAGGCAATGGCTACCATTGACACATCATTAGTTGTGACGAGGGATAATGGCACAGTTGTCACTCTCCCTTATCCTCAAGAATACACGCCGGACATCTACGATGTTGATGCGGCTACCACAGGGCGAAACGCTGCCGGAACGATGATTCGCGACAGGGTTGCGCGGAAGCACAAGTTCAACTGCAAATGGGCGGCACTCTCCCACGATCAGCTCACGTTACTGCTTCAAGCCACGCAAGACTCAGCGTTCAACTTGACGGCGGTGGACATCTTCACGGGAACGCGGAGAACCTTCCGCGTGTACGTTGGGGACCGCTCCGCGCCTGTGTATTGGTACCCGACAAGCAACACGAACACCTGGATGTACGCTGCGTTGACTATGAACTTTATCGAGATGTAAGGAAAGGCGATCATGCAGACATACTCGCAAGCATTTCACAATGCCATATCTGCCGCAGACCGAGAGATTCGCGGCTACATCAAGTTCAACGGCACGTTCACTTTGGACGGAGCGGGGGGCTTGATTTCGTTCAAGACCACGCAAAACGCGATGGATGCAGAGCGTTTCTGTGTCGGCTCCGTCTGCTCCGCGATGTGCGAAGCAACTTTCTACAATGAAGGGCTTTCGGGGAGCGGCGTTTCCCTTGCCAACAGTTATTTTGACGCTTATATCGGCGTTGTAACTGATGCCAATAATAACACAGTCGAGTATGTCTGCTGCGGTCGGTACTATATCAGCGAGATTACCCGCTCAACCGCGACAACGCGGATTGTCGGTTATGACATTGCCGGACGGCTTTCGATGGACTATGTGCCGACCGTTACCGCCGACCCCGACCACGGCTACCTGGTGATGGACATTCTCAATGACATCATCTCGCAGACGGGCGTAAACGGCGGTGACCCCTTCACCACTTTCGGTGACGATGTATACTTGCCGAAAATCTATGAGGGCAACTGCCGAGCGCAATGGGGATGGCTCTGCTCACTTGTTGACGGCACGGCATCGAACTATTCGGGAACGAGAGAACCCGCCGACCTTGGCTATATCAAGACTTATGTCGCGGGAAACGGCGTGGCTACTCCGTATGCGGTGGACGAAACAACCACCTATATGGACGGGCTTTCCCTTGGGGATGCCTACACCATCACATCCTTTACGAGCGGCACTACGGATGAGCCGATTGTAGTCGGCAACGGCACGGGTCTGTACGGGCTGAATCCGTATATGACCACCGCCGTGGCAACCACGATTGAGCAGTCGATGGACAACTACACCTACTACCCCGCCACGCTCCATTGGCGCGGCGACCCTTGCCTCGACATCCTTGACGAAATCAACGTGACGAAAGGCGCGGACACGTTCAAGGTTGTTGCGATGAAAATCGAGACCACGTTCAACGGCGGTCTTGAGCAGACGATTTCGTGCTACGGCGATAGCGAGGCTTACTACGCCCTGTCCACATCCCCGACACAGGGCGCAATCAACCGCGTCAGCGGTCTTGTCCAAGAGATTCAGCAAGCGATTGAAACGGCTGACGGCGGTGTCATCACGAAGGTGCTTGATACGGATGGCACTTGGAAAGAACTCGTCATTGCCAACAACCAAGACCTTTCGCAAGCGACCTCTGTTTGGCGGTTCAACATCAACGGCTTGGCGCATAGCAACCGCTACCAAGGCGGCACATACACCTTGGCGATGGACACGCAAGGTCGCATCGTTGCCAACGTGATACAGACGGGCATTCTGCAAGACGCACAGGGCAAGAACAGTTGGAACCTTGACACGGGCGCGTTCACCATCACGAACGGCTCCATCAATATCACCACAACAAGCGAAGTCAATGACCAAATTTATCTTCAGTGGAATGACGGAAACTTCAACAACGTGGCGACTTCATTGTGGTCGGGTGGTGTATCTGTCACAGATTTAACCAACGCCCTCCATCGGTGGTACGAAATCGACAGATGGGGTTTCGAGTGCAGACAAAACAATTCGGGAGGAACGGCTTCTCCCACGATTTCAAGGCTTGCAGACGCAACGCTGAGACTCGGCACGGACGCAACTGCGGTCAGTTACGGAGTGGGAGTCGGCGGCGACCTTTATGTTTATGACTCAAGCGGAACACAGAGGACGCACATCGGGTCGACTGGTACGTTGTATCAGTATGACGCGAACGGCAAGGTTCGGACATATCTCGAATACGGCGACATCTTCCTATATACTTCGGCAGAGAAGCGAACAGTCAAATTATCGGGGGCAACGTTCTCCGCGCTTGGCGGTTCACTCCAACTGTATGACCCGAACGCGAATGAACGCGTAAGGCTTCACGCTGACGGGCTGAGTTTCTTCAACGCAAGCGGAACGCAGACGGCATCATACCCTTCCACGGGCTTGCCTATGCTTTCCGCAGACCCATCGGTCAACTCGACAAACCTTGTCGGCAAATCCATCAATATGGGCGAGGTCTACGGCTCGACCATCGGTGTTTCTTCCTCGTCTACACACGCACAAGTCGCAGAGGCGTGGCTGAAGTGGGTAGTGACGCGATACACAAATGCACAATGGTGTACTTTTGAAGGGATCGTTATCGCGGGAGTTGCGCGAATGATGAAGTGTTACATTTATGACACTTCGGACATCGTGAACTATTTGCCGAAAGCCTCCTCTGGCGTAATGCAGAACTATGATGGGTCGCGCTGGTATTTTCGTACAAACAACGGGTTTTATTTTAACCGCATAACGAAATATGACACGCGGTCATATGCGCCAAGTAACACCTCGTTAACCTTTTCTACGAAAGAAGCGTTCGTTTATGACTTCGGCAATTATGCGGTTGTCTACATCAACATCAACATTACGAGCGGCTTCAATGCAGGAACAGAGTACCCGATTTTCAACGTCGGTGACTACTTGAGGACTCTGCCGCGACTTTTTACCACATTCGTGCCAAATCAAACAGGCACAAGTGCCGCGCTCGTTGAGGTGAAAAAGGACGGAACAGTTTACATTTACCGCTACTCGGGGAGCGGCGCGTTTACGGGGTGGCTTCGCTGTTCGTTCCCCATCGTGTTCAGTTCCGACTATTAAGGAGGCAGAGTTAATGAAGGCTATTAAATCCGAGAAAGAAAAGGAGATTTGATTATGGAAAAGCCTTTAAGTGTTAAGAGGGAAGAGTTTGTGCAGAACCTCATTGCTCTCATCAACAATAGCGGTCTGCCCGTGTTTGTTGCGGCAGATATTTTGTCGCAGATAGCGAGTGACGCAAACCAACTCGCCCGCGAACAACTTGCTAAAGACAAAGCGGCGTGGGCAAAGGAGCAAGAAGATGGAACAGATAACATTGGGTGACCTCTCCTCTTGGGCGGCATTCGTCATTGGTTTGGTCGGGAGCATCGGCGCAATAATTGCGGGTGTGAAGAAAGCCGTGCGGAAATTACTTGAACCGCTTGCGATGGACAACGCAAAGAACTACATCGTGCCTTTCCTTGCAAGGGTAGAGCGCGGAGAGCCTGTGGACAACATCGAGGTAGAGCGATTCCATGAGGAATACAAGTACTACCGCGATCACGATGGCAACAGTTACATCAAGAGCCGGGTCGAGAAACTCATGAAGGAAGGGAAACTGTGATGGACGAGCCGATGAAAATTATGCAAGGCGATGCGTACTACATTGCCATCACGCTGACGGACGATGACGATGAGCCTATCACGGACGGCACGGTCTATGTCACGCTTGGTTCGCTGACGAAAGAGGTGACCTATAGCGCAGAAGAAGAGGCGTGGTTATTCCCTCTGTCACAGGAAGAATCGTTTGCGCTTGATTTCCTGTGCGGCTTGGAAGCCCGTCTTGTGAACGGCGCGACTGCGGTCGGTGCGGTCATCGGCAACGTGTATGTCATCCCGACCGAGAACAAAGAGGTGGTAATCGAATGAAAGCGTCTGCGGTTATCAAAAGACCGAGCGAAGTGAAGGGCGTTGTCGGCAGTCCGCTCTCGATTACGGCTAACGTGTCGAGACTTGGCGGCGCATCCGTCATCGTTGACCCCGACCTCGACCCGACAAGCACGAACCCTGTCGAGAACAAAGCCCTTATGAACTTTAACAAGGAGAACGAGCAATGAAACTTTCGAACAAACTCTTTGACATCATCCGTTTCCTGTGCGAGATTTTCTTCCCCGCAGTGGGAACCCTGTACCTTGGCGTGAGCCGCATTTGGGGTCTGCCCTATGGCGATGAAGTGGCGAAAACGTGCGTCTGCATTTCTGCCTTTTTAGGATGCTTCATCGGGGTCAGCCGCGCCAACTACAACAAGACCGCCGAACTCTATGACGGTATCGAGGACGAAAAATGATTCGCATTGCACAGGCATCCTCAAGCGAGACTTTCACGAAATACGGCAAAGCCCCCAACCAAAGACGGACGGGCGCAAGCAGGACGAAGCCGGAGGGAAATCTCGATGGCGAACTGAACGTGGTGAACTGGTACGGCGGCTGGGAAGCCGTGTACCGCGCAATCGATGGAGAGGTCGCGGAGAAGATTGCCACTTTCATGTACCGCGCAGTCGCAAACGGAAACTATTGGGGCTACTCTTGGAGCGGAAACACCGAAGCGTGGGATGCGCTCCACAAGAAGAACACCACCGATCCGCTCGATGTAGATGTCTTGGTCAACTGCGACTGTTGCACGTTGGTCGGCGCGGCTGTCGATGCTGCCGGAATCCATGATAGCGGTCTTCGCGCTATGGTCACCTGGAAGGAAGACGAAGTGCTGATGAGAACCAACGCCTTTATCAAACTGACCGACAAGGAGATGCTTGAGAAGGGCAAGGGAATAAGACGAGGTGACATACTGTTCAAATTGGGTCACACCGCCGTGGCATTAGACACAGATCCTGTCGAACCGAGCGAGGCAATGTTCGTTTGGAAAAAGTACGATTTCAACAATGTTGCCATCTCAGCCGGAACACCTGGAACGAGGGCGGCGCAGCGGACGAAACTCGTTGGCAAGAAGGGATACAGACCGTTGCCACCGAGCCTGTTCTATGTGAACAATTCATCCCTCGCGGAAGTTGTGGCATTCTTCGGTTGGGGCAATGACGAGAAGCTGACGGTAAACTTTTACCGCGCTTCCGGCGGTAGCGGAACCATGAATGTGACAGTCGATGTCATCTATGTCCGCGAGGATGTCACGGGCAAATAACCACCAAAAACGCATCAAAAAAGCCTCTGCCGAAAGACAGGGGCTTTCACTATGTGTTGAACATATTTTGTGCATAGATTTCGCACAGGCATCAAAAACCGCATAAGAATGCGGTTTACAGAGCCTCTATAAATGCAGATGGGGGGACTTGAACCCCTGTGTTTTCTGGCTTTTTTGCGGTCATCTTGCAGAAATGACTTGTGAATATGCGTTTTCGCCGAAAATGATGCCATATTTGTCGCGCCGTTGTGCATGAAATTGTGCATGAAAATCGAATGAACACAAATCGAGGAATCTATGCACAAAACTGTGTATGAAAAAGTGCAAGAAACCGCGTAAGAATAACAATGGTGACTTTCTAAACCCCCAACCGAAACGCAGAATCCACATAGTTGTTGAGTTTGTCGGTCTGTTCCCTTGTTTCCTCACCTATCTCTCCCCAATAAATCGATTTCATCGTGGCGGCAGAAGACCACCCGGCAGCCGCCTGGATGGTAATATCGCTCACTCCCTTGTTGTGGGCAAGCGATGCGTAGAAATGCCGCAGATCGTGGAACGAAAACGGAGCAATGCCCTGTTCCTTCAGTTTCTCGATTGCACGGCAGAAGCGGTTGGTCACTTGCGCTGGTGGAATGTTCACACACTTTCCGCTTGTCGGCAGCGCGTCCAAAACAAACTGCGACACAGGGACCACGCGGACGGACGATGCGGTCTTTGGAACCTTGGTTATCCATTCTCCGTCAGCCGTTTCCGTGACCGCCTTGTTCACGCGGATCGTCTTGCGCTTTCGGTCAACATCCTTGGCAGTCAAAGCACAGACCTCACCGCGCCGAAGAGAAGCAAAGGCACAGAGCCGGATGGCTGCCGTCATATCGGGATCGCTTGCGAAATACTCCATCACCGCTTGTACATCTGCAATGGACGGAACGTGTTTGCGGACGGCAGAAGCCTGTGGCAGTTTGACACGGAAGACCTTCTCGCCGCCCATAAACTGATAGCATGAAGTGAACAGACCATAGGCATTCTTTATGCTCTTCGGGGAAAGCCCGTTGCCGAGCATCCATCCTATCCATTTCTGCAAGTGGGCAGACGAAATAACCGACACCCTGGCTTTGGCAATCGGTGACGGCTTTATCTGCTGCTCCAATATCTTCTTGTATCCGCGAAGCGTGGAAGGGGAGAGTGCCGGGGCTTTCTGCCGTATTGCCCGTTCGACCATATCGGCAACGGCTCCGTCCTGTCCACCTTCCGTGCGCTCAAACTTGAACGCTGCCGCCTTGCTTTCCGCTTCTATCTTCGTTGCCGCCGTGAATGACCGCTTGTGCATCTTGCCGTTCTCGTCCATATAGTCGAGGACTTGCACATTCCACTTTCCGCTTGGCAGTTTTCTCGCTTTCATCGCCCAACCCCCTAAAACGCCCGTAAATCGACTTTGGCTTCTTGATGCGTAGTTGTTCGCTAAACGCAACAAAACCCAACCACGGCGATATTATAAAGCCACAGGGGTATATTCTCATACGCCCTCATTGTTTCTTCTTTCATGGTCATTCATAAAGTTAAGTAATGTAAGTATAGTGCGTTTGTCTTCCACGTTCAGTTTGCGGAACCGTTCCAGGAAAGCCATATCATCGTCCTCGTCCACACCGTCATATCCGGCAAGCCACATCGCATCGCAATTAAGTGCGTTCGCCAACGCCTGGAGTTTGTCATCCTTTGGTTCGTATCTGCCGGACAAATACGAAGAGATCAAACTTGAACTGATTCCGCTTTTTTCCACAAGGTCTGCTTGGCGAAGACCTCTGTTTTCCATCATCTCTTTCAGCCTCTCCTTAAATACTCCCATCATATTTTCCCCCATTCTTGGTGTTTTCTAATAGTAGCATACCTTCGCGCTTAGCGCAATAAAAAAATTTTTTAAAAAAGTGCTTGACAGGCATAAATGCATATGCTATGATTCTTAGTGTCAAGCGAAGGACTAAGGAACTGAAAACTTAGCGGTTCGCGAAAATCTACGAAAGGGGGATGACCGTTTGAACAATATTCTGCGAGGTAGGATCGTGCAGAAGTACGGCACTCTTTACCGATTCGGCGAAGCTATGGGGCTTTCCCCCGCGAAGGTAACCTGGCGGCTGAACGGAAAGACGAATTGGAAGAGCGAGGAAATCGTGAAAGCCACAAGGCTTCTTGGTATTCAGCCGACAGAATTGGCACTTTATTTTTTCCCGGAAACCTTAGGGGTTAGCGAAGAGCAAAGCAATGCTTGAGGACGCATTGAAGTGGTACGGCATCAGCCGGAAGGAATTAGCGGAGATGTTACGGATGTCACTCCGCACTCTGCAAAGACGGATGGCAGACCCGGCAACGTGGACTGTCGGTGAGATAGAAAGATTGGGGGAAATCTTGGGATGGAAAGAAAGAGAATGCGCCGAGTTTGTAGGCTACTGCATTTCATCGCGGTCACCATCCACACCGCTGCCTGGGCGGCAATCGCCATCAGCATCGTGGCGTTGGGGAACGGAAATCTTTACGCGGGTATTGTGATCGCGGTCGGTGTCGCACTTGTACTTGCCGCAAACGGCTTTGAAGAAGCAATAGAAAGAAGGGTATGAAGAATGGGCAAAAGAGGGAGAAACTCCGGGTCGGTCTGCATTGACCGATACGCGGTGGAGAACGCAATGATGGCGAACGAAACGAACGCCGCAGCACTATCACAGAGGCTTGGACACGCAAGCACATATCTGTCGCAAGTGTTCCGCAACGGCTGCTTCATGCGGCGTGAGGACTTTGACAATCTCAAGGGCATTCTCCGTGTGACGGATACGGACATCCAGGCAATACCAATTCAGCGGAGCGATGAAGTCGAGAGCATCTATCAGCCGCGCCCGGTCGCGAAGAGCGCAAGCCGGACATTCGTGCTGAATGAGGAGAACAACCGATACGTTGATTTCCTCGTCAACATAAGCGGCGTCGACAAGACCACGCTCATCAACGGAATCATCAGCGATTATTTCGACAATAGCGAAATCGTGAAGACGCTGAACGAGACACTCGACAAGATCGGCGCATTGATAAATCGGCAATAAGGCTTTTCGCCGTGTGATTTCTTAGGATTTCTTTTCGCACGGCTTTGACTGTGGCAACCGCAGCTCCAATATCGGCACACGGGACCAATCGGGTTTTCTCCTTTCATTCCCCCGACCCGTCTGCAATTACTAAGTCTGCGCCCGGACGAGAAGCGCGGTAGGGCAACTTTTTTGAAGGGGTTTACGGATGATTTTTGAAAGGACAAAAGCCGGAGAGGTTATGGCTTTGGCAAGACTGCTTAATGTTCCCGAAGTCCGGCTTATGGTACGCGCCGGAGAATATCAGCCTTGCATCAAGGGACTTGATGACATGACAGACAACACATACGAAATGCTCATCAATGATCTAACAAGGTACGCACGGCTGAAAGAGGAAGGTGAGGTCGAATCCTTTGACCATATGCTTGCCCTGGAAGATGGGTACGATGAGGATGACGATTTCGACCTTGAGCGGCAGATGGACAGATGGGAAGTGCAGTACCTCAATGAGTGCAAAAGTGATGCCGCCGCAAGGGCGAGGAACTACCAAGACCGTTGCGAACGGAAATATGGATTTGACTACAGTTGATGATGAAAGAAGGGGAACGAACATGGACGAAGAAGTGAAGAAGGAACTTGAACAGGCAACGGAAATCGACATCGAGCATCTGTTCACGGAGTTATTCAAGCCGACCGAGGCATTGCAGAAGATCGTGTGCAGCGCGTTGGAACGCCTTGACCGAGATGGCGTTGACACGAAGGGGTTTTACCTCACCATCGAGAAAGACCAACTGACTATCCACCTTGGCAAGTACAGTTTGTACCATGAAATCCGGCACAACATCTACAAGGTGATGTGATGGAGTGGTTCGCGATCGGCGCGGAGAACTGTGCGCTGCTCGACCTACTGAGCAACGAACGCAAGGCGGTGCTGATGAACGCCATTTGCGCCGCCCTTCGCGGAAGTTCCGAGCCGGAAATGGATGAGCCGACCAAGTACGTTTTCAATGTGCTTGTGAGGGATGGCGAAAAAGTTTGCCCTATTACTAAGTCCTCTCAAACTTTACAGGTAGATACTGAGAACCAAGAAAGAATTAAAGAGAAAGTATGTACTAACGTACATACCAAAGAGAAAAAAGAAAGAACCACCGATTCGTTGATGGCTGATGACCGGGTTGCTGCCGCTTTCGATGAGTTCGCCAAGATGCGGAAACTGATAAAGAAACCGCTGACCGACTTAGCCATGAAACGAGCCTTGACCAAACTGCACAAGTTGTCCGCTGATGATCCGCAAACGGCGGTGGCGATTCTCAATCAGTCTGTAGACCATTGTTGGCAAGACCTTTACGAGTTGAAGGACGAGCCGGAAAAGCCGTTCACTTTGACGAAGATGCAGTCATTGTACGGACAACGCAGCGAAAAGATACAGAGGGCTTACGGCTTCTCGACAGAACGTGATGACATTGACTACAACGCACTCGCGTGGCAGAGGGCGCGGGAAGCGTGGGGAGAGGAAGAGTGATGCGGCAGACTCAAAGAGTGGTGATCTACGGCAATCCGCGTGGCAAGGGAAGACCGAGATTCGCATTCAAGGGCGGTCATGCATACACGGATGCGGCAACAACGGAATACGAAGGAAGGGTATTGAAAGCGTGGAAATGCGAGAACAACTTTACGTTCACGGGCGAGGCTCCAATCTCCGTGTTCATCAAGGCTTATTTCCCGGTTCCTGTCAGTTACTCAAAGAAGAAGAGGGCGGCTCTGTTCGACACGCCGTTCACGGGGAAGCCGGATGCGGACAACATAGCGAAGATAATCCTGGACGGACTGAACTGCAAGGACGGAGCCTGGAAGGACGATGCACAGATCGATGTGTTGGTTGTGACGAAGAGGTATGTGAGCAGCGATGCGGAGCAGCCGAGAGTCGAAGTGGAAGTGACAGGCGGCGAAGAATGACGGATGCGAAGAAGAGCGTTGACACGGCAAAGCGGACGCTGAAGGAATTGGAGTTTTACAAGTGGTCAATCGAATGGCAGAAAGTGACCGGGCGTTTGCTGATGACGGATGCGCGGACACGGAAAGCCGGAGAAGAGAAACTTGAGGACGCAAAGATTCGACAGGATCTGTACGATTCGATGCCGAAGGTTTACGGAAAATGAACGGACTGAAAGAAGCGAGGAAACGCGCCGGATTATCCCAAAAGGACTTGGCTGACAAGTGCCACGTTTCGCAGACGGTGATATCGCTGCTTGAAACGTGCGACATCCTTCCGGGCGAAGGTTTGTTGTCGGCGATCAACAGAGCCTTGGGTATGCGTTTCGAAGACACGAAGAGAGGGGAGAAAATGACACAGAATCAGCGAGTGCTTGATTTCATGCAGAAGCACGGGAGCATTTCTCAGCGCGATGCGGTGCAGTTCGGCTGCTACCGACTGTCGGCGAGAATTCACAATCTCCGTATGGAAGGTCACAAGATCAAGACCGAGAACAGAGGGTTCAGCAATCAGTACGGCAGCGGACATTATGCCGTGTATTCCCTGGATGGGAGCGGAGAGTAATGCTTGGAGCTGAGAACATAACCAAGATGGTTAACGCGGTGGACACTCCGTCATCCGGCTACAAAGCCCTGGCTTATTCCGTCATTGCGATGGCGGCATATGACTACAGAAGGGCGCGGCTGAACAGAGACAGATACGCGCAGACATCAATCGAGAAGTTCTTCCGTGGTCGGCATTTCGACACTTTCGGCAGAGGACGAATCAACGGAGATTACATCATCGACACGCTGAAAAAGGAAACGCTCGATGAGATCAAGAAAATGTTACACAGGGGATTGAGTGATGGAGAAGTACGTTAGAGTGAGTGACATCGGCAAGGAACACGCGCCTGTCTACACGGCAGAGCAGATCGCCGATTCGTACAGAGGCGTAGGCGAATGGCACGATTGGGGCAACAACGTGATGTGCGGCAACTGTTCTGCCATATCAAGGGACCGCAACAGATTCTGCAAGTACTGCGGTGCGGCGATGGTGAACGGAAGATGATTCATTACAAAGTCTATCAGTACACGTTCCCGGACGGAATGATTTACATAGGCACAACGAGCAAAAGTCTGCAAGAGAGAAGAGACTGTGGGTACAACCACAACGCAAGACTTAAAGCGGCGATGAGATCGTGTGGTTGGCGAAACATCGAGAAAACAATCCTGGCTGAATGCACTACGCAAGAAGAAGCGTTCGCGGAAGAGAAAAGGCTCATTGCCGAAGCGGATAGTACTAATCCACAAAAGGGATACAACATATCCTTTGGCGGCAAAGAAACATACGCCGGACTTTCGCACACGGAAGAATTCAAGCAAAGGATGAGCGAACGGTACAAGGGAAGAACATTCTCTGCGGAAACTCTTGAAAAAATGCGTAGATACCACAAGAGCGAGAGGAAGCCTGTTGTTCGCGAAGATGGTAAAAAATACGAAAGCCTTACGGACGCAGCGGAAGATGTAAACGGACACAAGACGAACATATCAAGGGCGTGTGCGGACGGAAGAAAATACAAAGGATTCACATGGCGATTTGCCGAGGAGAGGGGGTGATTTTGGTGAAGCATTTTGGAGATATCACGAAACTAAGCGGATATGATCTTCCCGCAGTAGATGTGATTACGGGTGGTTCACCTTGTTAGCCAAGACCTTTCGGTCGCGGGTGCAAGGGCGGGGCTTGCCGGAGAGAGAAG